CAATGTAGACGATTGTTCTCAACAGCATCTCCAGAAATGACAAAGCCGCCCGAAGGCGGCTTGTCGCCCTAAGAGCATACCGGCTAAACCGGACGGTCAAAGGGTGAGTCGTGAGTAAATCATAAACCATGGTCGAATTTCTTGACCAGTATTTTATGACCCTTGGTTACATTTAGCCTCCGTTGAGTTGATCTACTACAACGCCCAACGCTCGCTGCCAGCGCCGCCACGCCGTTGTGCGGTCGCAGCCGATGCGCCGACAGATGTCCTTCCATTCGTATTGCTTCGCGCGCATCCAGATCAGGTGGCGCTGCTCCTCCTCCAGCCATTGCACCCAGCGCATGGCTTCCATCATCCGATCGATTGCCTCGGGTGTGGGCGGCAGAGGCCGGTACTCGTAATCCTCGCCGGCGAAGGTTTCCCACTCCTTGCGCGCGAAGGCAGGCCAGACGTTGAAGTAGCCCTGCACCCTGACGGGTGGCAGTCGCCGCCCCGTCTCGGCCGCCTCGGAGAAGCGTGCCGCGACGTCATCCATCGTCCATTTAGCCATGGCGCGCTCCTTTGTTCGATGCTCCATAAAGCCGTTCACCGATGCGGCGGATGAATTCGCGTTCGACGAAGTCCAGCCGGTCGTCGGTTTCAGCGACCACCAGGATGTGCTGGCCGCGCCAGCCGTCGCGTTTCATGGCTTCCAGGTCGGTGGACTCAGGCAGGTGACGCGCCAGGGGGCTGCGATAGCGTTGCTCGGGGATTTTCATGCGCCCACCTCCTGCGTCTCAATGGCCCAGTGCAACAATGCCAAGGCATCCGCTTCGTTGTCGTCAGCCGGTGTGTGGCCACGCGATTGGGCGGCCGCGACCATGTCGGCCTTGCCGGCGTTGCCCTTGCCGGTCGCGTGTTTCTTGATCGTGCCCACCGGCACGCCCTGGTATGGGATGGCGTGGTGCTCGCACCAGGAGGTCAGGGTGGCCATGAAGCCGCCATAAGCATGGGCGGCATCGACGCCGATGTGGCGACGCACCTCCTCGAAGTAGATGGCATCGATTTCGCCGCTCTGCTTGATCTCTGTGAGCCACTTGCGGAATCGCAGGTAGCGCATGCCGCCGCCTTCGAAGCGTTGCGGCTTGAAGGTTTCGCTGTCGCTGATGATCTGGCCATCTTTCAGGCGGATGGCCCAGCCGGTCTGTGTGCCCAGGTCCAGGGCGAGGATGCATGTCGTCATGGTCAAAACTCCTTTTTGACCGAACCTGACTGTTCCACGGATTAACTCCCACACGCGCGTACGTGTAAGGCGTTAATCCTGGCGTCGGTACAGTTCGGTCAAATCATTTGGATTCAGTGAGTTGCGTTGGCTTGAAAAGCGTCCGGAGCGGTCAGTCGTCGCGGTAGGGCAAACGCTCACCGTAGTCAGTTGGCTTGAGTGACAGGCCGAGGAGTGCCTTCGCGCCTGTCGACGTTCGCCCTCGCTCGAAGCCCCGCCGCACCAACTGCTGCACCAACCAGCGGCTGGTGCCGATGTACTCGCCCCGCTTGTCCGCCCGGCTTTTCCAGCGCTCGAAGATGTCCACGACGGAGACCCTGACCTGAGAGTGCTGCTGGCACTCCTCCTCGAGAAATTCGCCGATGGTGTCTTCCTCATCGAAGTACTCATCAGTGGCATCCACCACGCACTTGGGCGGCTTCAAGCCATCCCGTTGCCAGGCCAGGCACCCTTCTAATGCCCAGGCAAGAATCCCGTCACGCTCCTGCAGAAGCTTGGTAGACAGCGATTTGTCGCGCTTCTCCGGCGGCACGGTCAGGGTGAACGGGATGAGATGCAGACGCCGACGCATCGCCTCATCGATGTTGCGAAGCGCAGGTTTGTGATTGCCGGCGATAACCAGCTTGAACTGCGGCAGGTAGGTGAAGAAATCCTGGCGCATGAAACGCGCCGAGACCCGGTCGCCGCCGGTGATCTCCTTGATCTTCGACTCGTTCCAGCGTCGGCCCTGTTCAGTTTCGGTTGCCCCGACGAAGCGCGCACCCCGCAACCCTGCCAGATCGGTGGGATGGCGGTCGCCGCGCGATTCCATGAACGTGTCCATGGGCGCGTTGGCGGCGTAGTCACCGAGCAGGGTGAACAGTGTGTTCACGAACACCGATTTGCCGTTGGCCCCGGTGCCATACAGGAAGAACAGCGCGTGCTCCTGCGTGCTGCCGGTCAAGCAGTAGCCCGCGAAGCGCTGCAGGTAGTCAGCAAACGCCTGGTCGCCCTGGGTGACCTGATCGATGAAGTCGAGCCAGTGTGGGCAAGTGCCGCGCGGCGTCGCCAACGCGATCCTGGTCATCCGGTCGCCACGATCATGGGGGCGCATGCGCCCGGTGTGCAGGTCCACCACGCCACCGGGGGTGTTGAGCAGCCAGAGGTCGGCATCCCACTCATCGGTGGTGGCGGCATGTTTGCGGTCGGATTTGGCCAGGCGTTCCACGCCGCCGACGGTGCTGGCCCCGGCGAGCTTGGCCGCGACCTTGGGGTTGTCCGCCTGGACCGAGGCATGCCGGCACACCTGACGGATCAGATGGGTTGCTTCCAGCGTTTCTTCGGCTCGCCAGCGCTGACCATCCCACATCAGCCACTTGCCCCAGGCTGCGATGTAGCGCCAGTCGCGCTGGTAGCGGCGGGTGAAGTTGAGCGCCAGGGCGTCCTCGGTGCCCCACACGGTCTGCTCATCCACCGGGTGGGGATCCGTCCCCGATGGTTCGACTTCCTCGATGGACTGAACGCGCAGGCATGGGCCGGTGGCAAGGAAGGTGGAGACCTCGAAGGACTCGGCAAACGCGTCCGCCGCATCCCAGCCTTCGGGTTTGTCTTCCGGAGGAAACAGGATGTTGCAGGATGTCGCCCCTGCCGCCAGGATGGCTTGCGAGGCCGCCTCGGCGTAGGCCCAACCCGGCTTGTCCTTGTCTGGCCAGATCAGCACCACCTTGCCGGCGAGGGGTGACCAGTCGGTTTTGTCGACCGGGGCGTTGGCCCCGTGCATGGCGGTGGTGGCGCAGATGCTGGCGTCGATCAGCACCTGGGCGCATTTCTCGCCTTCCCAGTACCACGCTATCGGCTGTTGCGAGGCCCGGCTGGTTGTAGAGCGGACGCGGTTCGGGCGGGGCCATCTTCTTGCGCTTCGCGTCCCAGGGGCGGAACTCTTTCTTGCCTCCAGGCGGGTCGTACCGATAGACGACCGCGATCAGCTTGCCGTTCACATCGTGGTAGTCCCACTTGGCGGTGGCCGGGCCGAGGTCGTCCACTGGCGCCTGCTTGCGCGCTTTGTGCACCGGCCGGGTCGGCGCCCGCCCGAGCAGATCACGTGTGAGGGTCAGCGCCCGGGAGAAATCCGTGCGGGCGTCGAAGCCGTGGTTGAGTGCAATGAGGTCGAATTCGTCGCCGCCGTCACCGGTGGCGCGGTCCGTCCAGAGTCCGGCCTTCTCGCCGATCAGCACGATCTCCAGGCTGTCGCCCGGACTGCCGAGGATGTCGCCGATGGTGAACTTGCCGCGCCGTTTCTTGCCGGCGGGGAACAGAGTGAAGAGCACGGACTCCAGATTCGCGAGAAGCGCGGCACGAATCTCCTCGCGCTCGGCATCGAGATTGCGCTCAGCGGGTTCCGGGATGGCGTTGAAATCAATCATGCAGCCCCTCCATGCCCGCCTTGCCGCTTGGCGTTCTGCCGATGCCAGACTGCGAGTTCGGAAAGCCGGAAACGCACCAGCCGCGAGAGTTGATAGTGAGGAATCCGCTTCGCCGAACGCATCTTCGGATTGGCGAACCAGTAGTAGGGAAGCCGCAAGGCGTAACTCGCCTGGCGTGCGTCGATCATGGGCTCCTCGGCGTTTTCCATTGCCTGAGGTGACATGTTTTCGTTCATGGTTGTCTCCAACAACGGTCGGACCAGGCGCACATGCGGCATTCCACATGGGCCGGTTCGGTGGTCATGCGGGGGAGTTGGTCGCCGGCATCGGTGGCGGTGATCACCTTCACCGCCCGGTCCGACATGCGCTGGGCCAGGGCAGCATCGAAGGGCACGAGTTCGGCGTAGATATCCATCGTGTCCGCGTTGATCGCGGTGAACAGCGCCGGGTGCTCATGCAGTCCGAGATAGACCTGATAGAGCGCGACCTGGGCGGCGTAGACCGGTTTGCCGACAGCCAGCTTGTGCTTCTCCAACTCGCGCCAAGACTTGCCGCCGAGACACTTCATTTCCCAGAGACAGGGATAGGTGTAGCCCTCGGGGCCGCCGACGATGACGCCATCGACGTGCCCCTGCAGTCGGCCATCGAGTTGGCTGAAGCCAAACTGCTGGCCATCCTTGCCATGGGTTCGCAGTTCGAATCCCGCGAGCCGCAGCCAATCCACCATCAGTGACTCGGTGGTGTGACCACGCTCGAATATGCGCAGGATGCGGCCGGAGAAGTCCTTGCCCGGATCCACGGGGGCGGCGGCGTACTCGAATTGCAGGGCGCGCTCGCAGGCGACGCCCAAGCGCGACGCACCAAGGTAGGTGCGACGTTCCTGCTGCCGGGCCTTCGCCTGCATGCCGGCGTCGACCAGTGTGGTGATCTGCCCGGAGAGGGAAGAAGTGGAATTGAAATCCAGCATCACTTCGTCTCCCACGGCAGGTCTTCCGCCAGGTCCGCGAACGGACCGGATTCCTGCGCACTTGCGTTGATGCGCGCCTTAGCCTTGGCCATCACTTCCAGGTAGGTGGTGACGATGGCGTTGACCACCGCCAAGGCCTCGGCCTCGCTGTAGTGGCCCAGGGGTTTGTCGAAGCCGATCTCGCCCGCCGCTTCCCCGAAGGGACGCAGGCAGGCTTTCATTGCCGTTGTTTCCAGTACGGTCGGATCAACCATGAACGTCTCCTCCCGCGCGGGCGCCTTGTCTTTCCAGAACCCATAAAGGGCATGGAAGGCGTCCTGACACCGGCGCGAGCAGAAGACCCAGTCGAGCGGCGCGGACCGGAGATCGCCGGGCTTGAACCGGGTATCCAGGTGGCCGAAGCCCCGCGCGGGGCGATTGCATATCCAGCATGGCATTCGCCCTCCCCATTACTGCGCCCAGGCGGGCTTGGTGACGGGAGCCTGCGCGCGCTGCTGAGGCTGGGCAGCCGGCTGAGACACAGGGGCTGCAGGTTGCGGCGCTTGCTGTGGCGTGTATGACGGTGCGTGCGATGCGGGGTAACTGGGTCGTCCAATCGCGGCGGCGTAGTCGCGGTGATCCGGCTCGATGGCCTGCTTGATGACGTTCTTGTTCTCGCCCTTGGCGTCCTTCTCGACGTCCACCTTGGCGACAAACTCGATGCCGTCCAGGTTGCTGAAATCGCGGATGCGGCGTGCGGCGGCTGCCTGAGGCGAGTTGTCCTGGGGGGAGACGCCGCGTGCAGAGTTGAGGACGGCGCGGATGAAGCTACGCCCCATGTTGCCCCAGGCCGGACCCTTGGGCGAGTGCAGGCCGATGTTGGACCAGAGCTTGCGCTTGGCATATTCGCCTTCCAGCACCACGAACTCGCAGGCGAGATAGACGCTGCCAGTGTCGAAACTCTCGCTGGCGTAACCGCCGGTCCAACCCATCTCGGGGTTGTCGTGCCCGCCTGGCTTGATGGTCATGCGCAGTTTGACCACCGTGCCCTTTGGGATCAGGTCGAAGGAAGGTTGCTGTTCGGCGTCGTTGAAATCGTTCCAGTTGCTCATGATGGTTTCCTCTTATTGATGGATGGCAGCGCTGGTGCCAGCGCACTTGCGGATGAGTTTCAGCAGGTCAGGCTCCTCGACCACGTCGAGGTGACCGGAGCGGTCCTTGGCGGGGAAACTCCAGGGATTGACGGTTTGGCAGATGAAGGCGCGGTACGAAGTGCCGTCCTCGGTCTTGAGTTCTGAGTACGTGACCACCTGATCGACGATGCCGGGCAGTTCCAGTGCGGTCTTGCTGCCCTCGATCTGGGCCACGAAAACCTTGCGATTGAAGTCATCGATGCGCTCATCCAGGATGGCCACGAACACCACGTTCTTGCCCCGGGCGTGCTGCAGATGGGTGAGTGCGGTGATCATTTCCTGGCCAAGCAGGCCATA